ACACTTTTATTATTTACCGAATTATCAATCCATTCATTATTTGTACTTAATTCACTCTTATTACTCTTAAATAATATACTTGTCCCAACAACTAGTGCTAACGCTGCTGCTCCTATGCCAATCCAATCTGCTTCGCTTATATTAGTCATTTATAATATAATTATAAAAAATATTTGGGTTAATTGGATTCTATTTTGTATAAAGAGAGAAAGTATTTATAGTATTTCATTTTTTATAATAAAAAAAATAAAATATTTATTATCATCGGGTTGTTTCGATCAACCGTCCTTCGGGTTATGGGCCCGACGCGCTTCCTCTGCGCCACGATGATTTTTACAAGGATATAATTATGCCTTGGGGACTATCCCATATTAATATACTAATTGTTTTTAAGTATTTTAATAATGTATATTATTTTTGTAGTTATATTGTCTTATTTTTGTAGTCCAGTTGTGTTACTGTTGTAGTCCAGTTGTCTTACTGTTGTAGTCCAGTTGTCTTACTGTTGTAGTTATATTGTCTTACTGTTGTAGTTATATTGTCTTACTGTGTTACTGTGTTACTGTGTTACTGTACGATTCAGACTACAACGGAACTATTTCACCTCGGCGTCAACATAGCGTCATCCCGTGCGTCTAATCCGGACGTCTAATACGGTCAAATTAGCGTCATATAGCAGGGACGAGAAATGAGTGACAAAACGAGAAATGAGTGGCAAAATATATACGTGTTCCGCGGTCGTTCTTTAAGTAGTTTCGCCAATTTATTATATAAAATGCAACATTTTTCGAATTTCAAAGACTTTTTTATAAAATCGATTTTTGGACATTTATTTTTGTCCATTTTTGAAAAATGAAAATACTTTTCGAAAATTAAAAAACATGAAAAATTGACTTTTTGCTGAGACCATAAAAAAAATTAGCGTCTCATCGTTGAAAAAAGTTTTTCAAATTTGTGACGATAATTTTTTTTTCAAAATATAATAAATTCGGATAATTATTTAAACTTATTTTCTATTTCCAATATATGGAAGTATTTGGAAATAATATTAAGCAAAAATTAAGCAACAAATATTGTTGTGAAAAATGTGACTATGTTACCGACAGAAAAAGCAATTTTAATAATCATTTATTATCTGCTAAACATAAAATGGAAATAAATGGAAGTAATATTAAGCAAAAATTAAGCAATAATTTTTGTTGTGAAAAATGTAATAAAATGTATCAAACACATGCGGGTTTATGGAAGCATACCAAAAAATGTAATAAACCATCTGTTACTGATTCCAATGCGGATTCATTTGATAAAGACCAATTAATACTAATGCTTATTAAACAAAATGCTGAATTAATTAAAGAAACATCTGAATTTAAAAGTATGATGATGGAGCAGCAAAATACTATGTTAAAGGTCATCGAAAATGGCACTCATAATACTACCAATTCACATAATAAATCTTTCAACTTACAGTTCTTTTTAAATGAAACATGTAAAGATGCCATGAATATTATGGATTTTGTCGATTCTATCAAATTACAATTATCAGATTTGGAAAATGTTGGCAAAGTGGGTTATGTTAATGGTATATCAAGTATAATTACAAAGAACCTTAATTTACTCGATGAAACCAAAAGACCTGTTCATTGTACTGATACTAAGAGAGAAGTTTTATATGTTAAAGATGAAGATAAATGGGAAAAAGAAGATGAAAATAAACCTAAAATCCGCAAATTAATTAAACATGTTACACATAAGAATACCAAGTTATTGAAGGATTTTAAAGCAAAGTATCCTGATTGTGAAAAAAGTGAATCCAAGTATTCTAATAATTATGACAAATTAGTTGTCGAGGCTTTTGGTGGTAAAGGAGACAATGATGAAGAAAAGGAAGATAAAATAATCAAGAATATTTTGAAGGATATCAAAATTGATAAGGAATAATACTATGTTAACTACTATTATACAACAAAGTACATCCTATTTTCTCTCTTTGAATAGTATCGAAGAGAGAAAATATAATTATAACAATACTGTATAAACAGTAATATTATGTATTTTTGAGCAGGGACAAGAAATGAGTGACAAAACGAGAAACCCGCGTAATCCGGACGTTTAATCCGGACACCTATTACGGACCTCTATTACGGACGCATATAGCAGGGACGAGAAATGAGTGACAAAACGAGAAACCGGTGTTTAAGTGAAAAAGGGAAAAAAAGGGAATTTACCCTTTACTATATTAAATTAAGTTAAAATTATATACATTATACATTATACATTATACATTATACATTATACATTATACTAATTACATATCCTCATCATATTCATCCTCTGACTCCTCACCTTCCGCATTGAAGTCTATTCGCTGTTTTTCTTCGTTCCACTTACCTATCACATCTTGTTCCATGTTGTAGATAATTCCTGTCTTCTTTGACTTCAAATACTTCTTTCCTTCGAATACTATCTTCTTCACTACATCTGCTTCTTCTTTTTCCTCTACTTTTTCCTCTACCTTCGCCTCTACCTTCGCCTCTACTTTTTCCTCTACCTTCGCCTCGACCTTCTTCTCCTTCTTGGTCTCCTTCTTCTCCTTATTCTCCTTCTTTATTTCAGCAATCGCCTGCTTCTCCTGTTTCTCTAATTCTTTTAGAAACTTTTTCGCTTCTTTTTCCTTCTCTAACGCTAACTTCTTCTCCTCTTTTTCTTTTTGTAACGCTAACTTCTTCTCCTCTTTTTCTTTTTGTAACGCTAACTTCTTCTCCTCTTTTTCTTTTTGTAACGCTAACTTCTTCTCCTCTTTTTCTTTTTGTAACGCTAACTTCTTCTCCTCTTTATCCTCTGATACCTTTTTCTTTTTATCTTTTACTGGTTTCTCTACCACTTCCTCTTTCACTTCCTCTTTCACTTCCACAGTGACTTCCTCTTTCACATCATTATTTACTACTGTATTTGCCGACATTACTAAACTTGCGAACAGGTCTTCTTCTTCTCCTGCTAATTCTAGTACCTTCTTTGACTTCTTTGGACGTCCCTTTGGTTTCGCTTCTTTTTCTTCTTTTTCTGGTTTTACTTGTTTTGGACGACCACTTTTTTTCGCTGTTACTTCAAAGTGACGAGGATCTATCGTAATACCCATTCTTTCACATTCCATTCTTACATCTTCCTCACTTAACTTCAATTTTTTCATGATTTTCACAAACGCGATTGGACTTTTACCTGATGGATCTACAAATAATTCATTTTTGTTGTATTTTGAAACACGATCTTGAATATTTCCGTAGTCCGGAAGACCGTGTTCATTTGCTGCCGCTTGTTTTGAGCATTTTGAGCAGTATGCTTCATCTGATTTTCGATTTGATGTGCATTGGGTGTATAAACCATTATTTCTTGAGATACCAAAGCACAGATCACCGTTCATTTCACCGTTGTAGGGGAGCGCGAATTTACTCTTCAACACTTCTGTTTTCTTTTTTTTACTATCCATGTTATCCATTATTAATCTTAAGCATTCTTCTGCGTCAAAGTTATATTTTGATGCGCACATTCTTATTCCTTTTTCTACGCATTCCATTGACATTGACTTTGACTTTGACGACGACGACGACGACGACTTTGACATTGACATTGACATTGACATTGACATTTTACTATTCGACTTTTGACTTTTAGACGTTATTTATTTTTGATATTTATACTTTTATTTCACTACCTTACAAACTTTTCAATTTTTTTACAATTTATACTCTTTTTTACAATACTTAAAAATTATTCCACCTTTAAAAAAGGTGGAGCCAAACCATTTATTTTTATTATATATTTCAAAAATTGAATTATTTTTTACTTTTATTTTGTTCATCTTCTAGACCTGCTTTGACTCTACGTTCATGTCTCTCTTGTGACCTTTCTTTATTATATGTTTCTAGTTTTTGATTCGCCAACAAAATATCTGCTTCCGAAGATGCATATTTTTTTTCCCTATTAAACTTATTACCTGATTTCTTTTTACCAAACTTAGATTCGTTATGAGTCATTCTTATAATATTAATAATTTTATAATTATTCGATTAAAATATTTCAATTTTTTATATAAATAATATAATATTAAATGGAATTTAAAAAACAATTTCCATTATATCAAAGGTTACAAGAGTCAGAAAAAATTTTATATAAATATCCAGATAAGGTTCCAGTTATATGTGAAAAAGATAATAGAGTGTATGAATGTGAAATAAAAAAGAGAAAATACTTAGTTTCAAAAGATTTAACAATTAGTCAATTTATGTATATTATTAGAAAACAAATAAATATGAACAGTAGTATGGGTTTATTTTTATTTACAAAAGGAACTATACCATCTAGTTCAGAAAAAATGGGTAATATTTATAATAAATTTAAAGATAATGATGGATATTTATATATAAATTACGCTTTTGAAAATACATTTGGTTAGTATTATTTATTTTTTTTTATTCTTTGTCATCATTATATTAGAGAAATTAACAAATAATTTTATTATAAGGGATACAAATAAGTAAGTATTTATACTCTTAGAACAAAGATTCTGCTTATTTAATGTACTCCAAAATATAATTCCTCCTATTATATTCCATACTACTAAAAACAATTGAGAAATATATAGTATTATCGATAAAAACGAAAATATTATTATTTTATAATCATCGCTATGTATTGTAAAATTTAAGTTTATTAATAATACTATCAATACTCCAATTACATAATATGCACTAACTAATAAATAGGTCTTCATATTTATTAGTTCTAGGTTTTCCGGATAAATATCTAAACAAGTATCATCCGTGTAACCAAATACTAAATCACAAATTATAAATGGAGATACAAGTATAATAACTAATAATATAATAACTAATTTTATAATGGTTTCTTGATTTTTATTATTTCTATTATTTCTATTATTTTTAGGTTTTTTATTATTTTTTAATATACCCTTTAAACTATCTTCGGTAATAATCTTCTTCTCACAAATACCGCACTCAATATCAGTGACAATTTCTTCAGATGAAACTGGAACAATAGATGTATTAATTGTCGACATTTTAATTTTTATAAGTTTAAAACTTGTATATTTATTATTCAATTTTTTTATAAATAATTTAGTAGAAATAATATAAATAATATATATTAACTACTATTATGGAAATAGATAATAGAAATATGTACGATATTTTAAAAGAGAAAACCAAAATAATTTCTCTCAACTACCCTATAGGTAATAAGTTTAATAAGTTTATTGACAATTGTGATTTCACAATGAATAATAAATTCGATTATACAGAAAAAATATATTCAGAAGAACTAACGAGAGAGATATTATCAATAATTGATAAAGATACAATACATATGTTAGAAACAATTCATGATTTTAAAAAATATAGTGATATTGGTGATTTATATAGTTTATGGAAAATAATATATATAAAATGTTTCAATCCTATATTAATAATTGGTGCCGGAGTATCAGGTTTAACTATTGCGTCTGGAATTAAAAACCAGAATTTTCTAATATTAGAAGCGAGGGAACGTATTGGTGGACGTGTATTTACAAACGATAATAATCTTGATATGGGTGCCGCGTGGATTCATGGTTCAAACCACGACAACCCTTTAAATAAATTTATAAACACAGACAATTTGATCCCAGTTTCGTCATGTAATCCTTGGATGCATTCAGAAAATACCAAAATAAAGTATATGAATAAAACGCATAATATTACTGAAGAAATGCGTCAAAAATTAGCGGCAAAATGGAATTTAATAGCAACAAAAATTGGTAATATTCATAATAAAACAATAATTGAAGGTTTTGAAGAGGTTAAAGAAGATTATAAACAAGATGATGCTTTTGATAAAGATGATTTATTTAGTTTTTTATATATGATAGAAGTATGGTGTGGTGGAAGTATAAAAAACATTTCGACATCATTTTTAAATGAAAATAATTATACTAATGCATTATTTGGTGATTATGGTGGTTCACATTGTTTATTTAAAAATGGTGCAAAAACATTAATAGAATCAATTATAAATAGTTTCGATAATAAAACACAATTTTATGAAAAAATTAGATATAATCAAGTAGTAACAAAAGTTATATATAATAATTATTATGTAGAAGTTCATACTAATGAAGGAAAAATATATAACTGTAACAAATTATGTATTACAGTACCACCAGGACCATTAAAAGACATTAAATTTTCACCACCTTTAAATAGTGATCGCTTATCATCTTTATCCAAAATCAAAATGGGTTCATATAAGAAAATTCAAATTGAATTTAATTATGACGATATATTTTGGAATGACATAGATTGTCCAATGTTCTTAACCTATAATTCCAAAATTGATGGTGAAAAGTATTACTTACATAACGACAGTGCAGTGCATAACGACAGTATTGAATTTCCTTATATATTATGGAACAATTATAAGTATTCTAAAAATAAACCAATATTAGAGGCAATTTGTCCTGCTGACATTGGTTGGAAGTTACGTGGTGTAAATGATGAGATAATTATTGATACTATGATAACACAATTGCGAAATTATTATCCAGAGATGCCAGAACCGAAAGCTTGACACATAACTAGATGGGAAGAAGACATCTTTAGTCAAGGTGCTTACTCTTATCATGATTGCAATATTACAGATAAAGATGTACATAATGTATATGAAAATATAGATAATGTTATATTTTTTGCAGGTGAACACACAGACCCCCTTTATTATGGATCTTTACACGCAGCGTATAATAGTGGTGTAAGAGTTTTAAACGAAATGAATAATTAATATTTTATAAAAATTGAATAAATAATATATGCGGTAATTAATGCTAAAACAATATTCATTTTGTTATGGTGAAAAAAATTATGTTTCATATGTTTTTTACCTCCACCATAAGTTGTTTCATATCCAAAAGACGTCTGTTTATTCATAAAATACCAAATTCCACCACCAACAATAAGTGATAAAACTACTACAACTATTAATAGTGTAACTGATCCACTCATTTATATTATAAATATAAATAAATTATTTAGATTTATATTAAATTATAAAATTAAACCCAGATCACTTTTGCCATCCCATTGACAACTCGATCCCATGTGTTCTTGATAAAAACTTGCGTAATCCTTTGCATCAGTTTCCTTGTCTATCACCTTATTTTCTTTAAGTACTTTAAATAAATAATTTATTTTTAATTCATATCTATCGGCAAGTTCATACATTGATAAACAACTATCCTTATAATCTGAGATAATATCACGAATATCATCCGCATCAAGAGATCTTTCTCTAAAATCACACTCTTCTTTTGTCATATCTTCCTCTAATTCTTCGTCATATTCTCTGCGACCAATAATTTCAATGCGACATTCAATATAATCATCTGCTGATCTTAGTCCTTCTCTAGAATCCTCCCATTGAGGAATCAATTCATATAATTCCTCCATTTCCATACCATAGGCATACGCTGTTCTTCTTATACTATGAACTGTATGAAAATAATCCAAAATTTCAGGAGCATTTTCCTCATTTCTTGCATCTATAGTCTCTTTCAAAGCGTCATTTTGTTCTTGCAATTTTGAAATTTGCTTTAATTGTCTAGAATTTAGTTCCTTTAATTGTGTAATTTCATTTTCCATCATCTTTATTTGTTCCTTCAGAACTTTATTGTTTGCGTAAATATCAAATACACTAGTATATGGGTTCATATTATTAATAATATAAAAAAATCTTTATATTATTTTCAATTTTATTTAATGACGTCTTTTTGATTTTATACTGTGTCGTCTTTTTGATTTCTTATTACGACGACGTTTTGATTTCCTTGATTTACCACCAAACTTATTAATATATCGATTTACATCACTTGGAAGTCTTCTGGAAGCAACTACAAATATGTTTTGCGGATACCCAGCTGGATTTGTAAAATTAAATATTCCTGCTTTGTCTATTAATCTACCTTGTTGAGTGTATCTATAAACATTTGAAAAAACATATTGAGGATTTTCATTGTTAGGAGATGGAGGAATGACTTGATTAAAAGTGCCTTCAAGTATATAACCAGGTCTATTCGCTTCAGTAAAAGTATATCTTACACCAGGTTGTAAATTTACTAAATCTACCATAACTGGTTAAATTATTGGAATCGCCGAATTTGCCATTTATATATATAATTAAATATTAAATTCTGGTATGCTATAGTTATCTCCAATTTTGACATACTTGGCAATAATTTTAGGGTTCACTTTATTGACAACAATATCTTCCGCCTGATAAACATTATTTGCTTTATCGATATAATAAATGATACCCTGAATATCTTGCGCCCACACCTCGACCTTTTGAGTGGTAACCTTATTTTCAACTTGTCCATCAATAATGCCGTGCGGTGTTCCCTTCATATGAGTACCACAATATTCACTACCTTCTTTCTTGCGTCTAGTGCATTGTTCGCAACTAGCTCTTTTGGCGCAACATCTATCAAAAACTGGGACAAAATTCTTGACACGCTTTCTCTTTTGAAAATCTTCTTTTCCAAAAGTCAATCTGTTATAATCATAAATATATTGAATTAATTGATTAACACCCTCATTTTTTAAAATATTTAATTGTGTTGCTCTTTCTCGGATATCATCCTTAAAAGTAGTTATGTAGGTCTCAGCCTTCTTGTTTAATCGTCTTTCCATATTGTTTTATGTTATATATTATATTGGCAATTCTTTAGTTCAATTTTTTTTATATATAAAAAAACTACTTAAATAACCATATAAATCCAGGCATAACTGTTATGAAGTAATTACACATTACTACAACACGAATTTGATAAAGTTCTGATGATATTTTATCAATTTTAGTTTCAAGTGCTGTATTATCTAATTTTTGACATTGGTTAGATTGTGAATGAGTATGTGTATAACGTCTGATAATATTAAATAATTTATTACTTCGAAACATAATATTTATAATATAAAATATACCTTTATATCTATTATAATTATTTAGATTTTCTTCTTTCTACCCCTTTTTGGTTTCAACGGTTCAATCGTATTTTTATTAAGACTAGTATTAGTATTATTATCAGGTTCATCAATTATAATTTCACTCATGACAGATACATCATCCGAAATGTCAGACACATCTGATATACCTTTATCTACACTTTTTGTGTCAATATCATTAGTTAAGTTCGCTGTATCAATATTATCTTTACTTAATAAGTTATCACAACTTTGACTAATATTTTTAAAATTATTATATACATTTTCGTCTGTAATATGTGTTTCTTCAGTAAATAAAGGATCCACTTTGGAATCTTTAGATATTGGCGTGTTATTGCGAATACTACGGTTATCATCATTGTTTTCAATGATATCATTTATTAACTTGACACTTTCTTCATCATTAATAATATTATTTGATATTTGTTTTGTTATATTTTTCAAGTCATTTGTTTCATTTTCTTCTATACTTAATTTAATTTCGTTTTCTGCTTGTAGATCAATAGCAAAATCATCAACAATAACATCTTTCTTTTTATCTTTATTCATTTCAATAGACTCATCAAAACGTATGTCTGTACTTATATGAGTATACATTAATTGAATTTTATTACTAAATCGCTTCAGGTGTTTGGTATGTAAAGTGTGAAAAAATTCTATATATGTTAAAAACATCGATATTTTTTCTTTTATAACAGTTAATTCAAAATTATATGACGTTATAAAGTTATCTATATTTAATCCTATTGCTTGCTTTCCTCTATGTACATTTAATTCGTTCTCTCTAGTATTCAAATTTGAAATAATTGAATTGACAATTACAAGTATGTTTTCATGTATTTCAGTTGTTGTTTCAAAACTGTATTCTTTAAAAGGTTCTAAATCTTTATAAACAGGAAAATTATTTACTTTAATTATTTCAGTAATTTTCTTATCGTTAATATTTTCATAAACATATTCAGTTATTATTTTATATAATTTAAAGTATTCACAGTACATGCGGTTATTAATTGCCAAAAAAAGGCGTTTCATATCATCATACTCTACATCAATTAATTTGCTTTGGAAGTGAAATGAATCTAACCCAAAAACAAATAGTTTATTTTTATTATTTTTAATAAATTCAGAATAAAATAATTTTAGTTTATTAATTCGTAATTGAAGTATATCAAAAACACTCTTTACATTATTTCTTATACTTGTTATATTAACAAAATCGATCTTTAATTTGCTTATTCTATTCTCCATTAATATATGGAAATAATATTTATTATAAAAATAAAATAAACAATTATTTACAATATTATTTGATAAAATAAATAATCATGATTCCAAACAATTACAACAAACTGTATAGTATATAATATATTTAATGGTAATATATTTAATGGTAATATATGTTATTCTGATTTAGCAAAATATTTTACACCAGAATAATTATAATATATTTTATATTTATTTTATCAATTAAATATAAGATGATGGAAGAAAGTGATGAAATGATTGTATCTAATAAACCGCAAATAGAATGGACACCGGAACACGAAAAGATATTAATTGAATGGGCTGATAAAGCAATGTGTTACAGATGGTTACATTCAAAAGCAAATGCTATGTTTTCTAATTTGAATGCTTGGTACACAATTCCTGTTATTATTATTTCCACATTAACCGGAACTGCGAATTTTGCGCAAGAAAGAGTGCCAATAGATTATCAAAGTTATTTTGTTATGATTGTAGGTGCATTTAATATTACTGCTGGTATTATAACAACAATACAACAGTTTTTAAAAATAACCCAATTAAATGAAGCACACCGTGTTAGTAGTATAGCATGGGACAAATTTTATAGAAATATTAAAATCGAATTAGCAAAACATCCTATAGAGAGAATAGATGTTAAGCAGATGATTAAGATGAGCAAAGAGGAATTTGACAGATTAATGGAAACCAGTCCAAACATACCTGAAAAAATATTGGCGCAGTTTAAAGATAATTTCAATAAAGAGGCGGTATTTGAGAAAATTGTTAAACCTGAGGTATGTGATATTCTTATTCCTACAAATGACTATAGAAACCCTTGGTTTAATGAAGAAAATCGCGCTAAAGTAATCAATGAAACAATTAAAATTAAAATTGCAAATGATAATAAACATAAGAAACAAATTGAATTAAATAATAAAATAGTGACAGATTTTGTTGAACTATTTAGAAATCTAAATAACAGAGAACCTATGGAAACCGAAATTTTCGACAATTTAAAGGATAAGGTCGATATTGCGACTATAAAGAAAATACTCGATGATGGCAAAATTTTAAATTTGGTTGTAAATACAAATTTAGATGATGGTAGTATTGTTTAAACCTTAGGATATTCATTTGGCAAAATTAGACTCGAAATAATTATGAAGATATAAAATAGCACATATGTTCCATATACATCTTCGCCTACACCATAAAACTTTAGTATATTTGTTAAACTATAAAAAAATATAATTGAAATACCTACAAATGTAATCGCATTCATTTCTATATTATTATTTTAGATTATTAAATAATATATAAATACTTAAAATATTCAAATATTAGAAAAGATTTTTCTATAATATTAAATAATCACCATTTTCATCATATTTTTCTTTTAAATATGATTTATCAATAAAATGATGACTTAATGGTATTTGCTGTTCATATTCCTTTAAAACATATATTGGTGTATTTTTTAAATATTCTCCATTATCTAATTCTATTTTTCCCAAAAAAACTGAATCATGAAACTCTGACCATTTACCGTCATGATCAGATATTCTCATTGTTAATAATTCCATAGTTCTATCTAAATTTGTGTCATCTAATCTCTCTTTTTTGGTAGTTGAACTATCAATTTCATCATTTGGTAAATTCTCAATGATCTTCATTTTACCTAGAAACAAAGCAAATCTTATAATACTGCCTTTTTTATATCTTCCATATTCATTGTCTGTTATTAAAGTACTATCATTTTTAACTGGTTTACCTGTTTCTGACCATCCACCTTCTCTAATTGCATTTTTAAAATTGGTAAAATAATAATACGGTCCTAATATAGCAGATTTATCTTTTGTAGGATTACCAAATGTTTCTATAAAACTTATTTTATTATATTTTGATCCATTCATTCCAATATATCCCGCAATAGGTAATTCATAATTTTCACCATTTTTATTTTTTAAATATATAAATTCATTATTATGTATAAAAAAATTTGTTACACTATCATCTATAAACAAATTACAAACATTTTTAGAATTAATTATTTCATCTAGTAAAGCAAACCACATTTTGTTAATTCTATAAACATCATATAATTGTAATTTACATTCAGTTAAATCGAATACAATATTTAATTCTAGTTTTTTTCTCATAGTTTCGTGTGTTGAAAAAAACCCTTTGAAACATATATTGTTATCAAAATCCGCATAATTTTCCAAATTTAATAAATTAAATAATTTTATTTTTGACAAAGTGATGGCATTTTCACTAATTAAACCATATTGTGTAAGTTTTACCTCAGGAAAAATCAATGACTCGCTTAATTCATCTTTCGTTAACAAAAACTTTAAATATGGACATCCCCAACTTGTTTTAACTTCATAAGCAACTATTTTTATCGCAATACCATCAATTAATGTTAATATATCGTCAATATTATCTACTAATTTATCAACTGCTACATAATTATAAAACACTGGTTCAACGGGAATATATATATCATTATCTTCTTCCATCTTATAATTATATTATTGTATTTTCTTTATCTAATTTCTTTTTAATATATTTTTAATATATTTTTATAAAAGTTTATTTGTCTATTTTTCTTTTAATAGTTTCTTTTATTTGCTCTTCTCTACTGTCCAAAACATGTTTTGTTAAATCTTCTGCCGTTTTTGGATCACTCTTATAATAATTTTGTAGCGCAGATAATAATGTTTTACCATTTATTGGTTTCTTGATTTTACTTTTCTTGTAAACAAGAGCGCCACCATTTATGTCAAAACAATCAATAGCGTTAGTTTTCATAGTAGTTACTAATCCCTCGGTTAAAGTCTTCTTTTTATTGGTTCGCTCTTTTATTTCTGCTTTTAACTCATTTATTTCGGTGTCCATTTTAATCCATTCTTTAATATTATTAATTAATTGTTCTTTTGTCTCCATTTAATTAATATTAATATTTTATATTTATATTTGTTATACTAATTATATTTTTACTGTTTATTAATATGACGTTTACATACATTATTTTCAAAGACTTTATTCCCACATGTTTTTCCTATATTTTTACCAGATTTTAAGATTTCTTGACATAACATTATAGGTTCTTCCGCTACATTAGAAATACCTATTACTACATTTTCAGTTGTTATATCTAAATTAAAACTATCAGAGGTATTATTATCGAGTTCTTTTATTTCTTTATATGCTTTTTTAATATTTACTGATTTTTTCAATTGTTCTTTCATCATATCCTTCGCTTCTTTTTCCTTTTGTTTCGCTTCTTTCTTCTCTTTCTGTAAATCCTCCTTTATCTTTAATTTTGCGAGTTTCTTTTCTTCTTTAACCTTATCCGAAATTTGTTTTTTATATTTTTTAATAACAATTTTTTTATGTGTCCAACAGTAATATTTTTCATCACCATAATTATCTTCTGTATTTCCATAAGTTAATTGTGTTCCCATAAAACTACATTTTATAAATTTACAATCTTCCAAATTTAAATTTGGTTCATATACTTCTGTAATATTCTGACTATATACATTAAAATTAATATTTGGTGTTAAATATTCACATTTTTTATAATAACTTGATGTTGGTATAGTATCTGTGTTATAATCATAATTAGTGTCAATATAATTAACACCACTTACTTTTGGTAAATTCAATTCTTCATAATATGGCAATAAACCGGTAGATTTTTCTCTACAATAAGGACAACGCATTTCATTTTGTTTTAAACGCGTGGCGCTGCCTTCCATATTATTAAATTTTGTTTTGTGATTTAAAACATCATAATATAATGCTAAATAATTAAATTTATGACCACATTTCATTTCTACAAATTTATCAGTTAACACTTGTTTTGTAATCAAACATACATTATTGTCTTCATCTGTTTTATTATTATTTTCATCATAGTCGAGTGATTTATATAATTCAGTAAAAAAATCTATACCCCCTTCTACACTATATTTTTTCATTATATGTTATATTTTATGATTTATCTTTATATTTATTATATTTAATTAAATTATATCAATATGCCACCTCCGGAACTTTGGGGTCCCGCTATATGGACATTATTTCATGTTTTAGCTGAAAAAGTTAATGAAGATATATATCCACGTATAGCTGGACAATTATTTGATGTAATTAAAAGAATATGTAGTGCTTTACCTTGTCCTGAATGCGCACAAGATGCTACACAATTTTTAGCAAAAGTAAAAGTACATGAATTAAGAACAAAGAATGATTTTAAAAATATGATTTATCTTTTTCATAACTATGTCAACGCTAAAAAAAGAAAACCTTTATTTAACTATTCTAATTTAGTAATTTATAAAAGATATAATATTGTGTCTGTTTTTAATAGATTTATATCTTGTTATCATACAAAAGGAAATATGAGACTTTTAGCAGAATCTTTTCAAAGACAATTAATTGTTAGAAATGTTAGAGAATGGTTTAGTAGAAATTTATGTTTTTTTATGCCATGCTATCAACCAGTACCTAATGTACCAGAACCTACTCCAACTTCAAGCGAAGTAAAAACCGAAGCAATCGAGAATGAAAAACTATTTGTAGCTCCTTCAGATGTTGTAGTTGAAGAACCTTTAAAAGAAGCGGTTGCTCCTGTTGAAGAACCTCAAGTTGTAGTTGAAGAACCTTTAAAAGAAGTGGTTGTTCCTGTTGAAGAACCTCAAGTTGTAGTTGAAGAACCTTTAAGCGAAGGTGTTGATCCTGTTGAAGAACCTCAAGTTGTAGTCGAAGAACCTTTAAGCGAAGGTGTTGATCCTGTTGAAGAACCTCAAGTTGTAGTCGAAGAACCTTTAAGCGAAGAAATCGTCAGCGAAGCAAATGAAGATCCAACTTCTCCTTTAAGTGATTCGACCGTAAGTGACTCAATTGAAAGTGAAGCGAAAGTGAGTGAAGAACAGACCAAACCTAAAAGAGGTAGAAAAAAGAAAACTGTTTAAACAACAAATTATATAATGAATTTTTAATATATAATTTATATTATTACTCTCACAAAAATAATCTATAAATAAAATTAAATGTTACCAACTAACATGCCGTCTTTAAAAACTTTACATTTAAATGTTTGCTGACTAGGTTGATAACACATTTCTTTGCTACTAGAGACTTCATTAAATATCAAATATTTACCGGCACCGGCAGCATACATTATAGTGACTATTGCCGCGGAAGATGCCGCTCCTAGTAATATATTTAAGAATAAATCAACATTTGTAACACATTTTTTATACATTTTCATAAAAATATCTAACAACCAATAAACAATAAGAGGACCTATTATCCACCAATTAATATCACTTGTTGAAAACATTGGCAACCCAAGATACATGAATGTGAAAGCGAAAACGAACGCGCTAAATGTTGGATTACCATAATTACTATATTGAACACTTGTACAAATATCATTTGAATTAAATTGAAATCTTGCCGCTTTTGATACCCAGTAAACATATTCTCTTATAACACAACATAACAACAAAAACGCTAAATATAAAAATCCTTTAAAGTTTTGGAAAATTAATGACAAAAATACAACAATAAAAGCAATAATAATAGGAGAATACCACGATAACCATACAAACATAGTAAATGGATTAAAAAATTGTAACGCTGAACCTGCACCTATATTAGCACCTGCATTATTGATAGATCTTATTCCTTGTTGGACATTTGTATTCATTATATAATAATAAATATTATTTTATTATTTTATTATTATAACAAATAATCAAATTACTATGGTTATTTTTCTAAAATTAAATCAAATACTTCACTTATGTGACCTACAGAATGAAATTTAATACCTTTTATAATTTCAGTATCTTTGTATTTTTCCATAATCTTATCAAAATCTTTGTCGTTTTCTTTTGGAAATATGAATTCGGTTATTCCGGCTTTTATAGAATGAATTATTTTTTCTCTGAGTCCTCCAATTTCCGTAAGTTGATATCCAAAATGCGTCTCTCCAGTAATACCAAAATGATTTTTTATTTTAATGTCATTAAACAAACTGTAGATTAACACTGTAAACGCAGTTGTTGCTGATGGACCGTCCTTTTTGGTACTTATATCCGGACAATGAATATGAATACCACACACACTATTATTTTTAGGGTCATTATATTTTTCAATCAATCGTTTTTGTCTCTCTACACTAGTTAAATTCCAAGCGTTTGTTAAACTAACACTAATTGATTCTTTCATCACCTCCCCCATAGATCCAGTTAAAACCAAATCCAAAAATTTATTTGACGGAATAAAACTACATTGAAGTGGTAACACTCCTCCTGATCCATAACTATTCGCCCAAAGAGCGTTAATAAGACCAACTCTATTATCATTATGGATTTTATATACTTTTGCCTTTGGTCTGTCCTTAAAATACTTATTAACAATATCATCTTTATTTATTACAATTGGTAATTCAATATTTATGTTTGTATTTAACTCCTTCAAAAGATTTAAATTTATCTCTCCAACAATTTCAAATAATTTCTCTTTTAATTTTCGCACTCCTGGTTCTAGTGTATATTCTTCAATTATAAATTTAATGGTCTCATCAGAAAATTCAATTGTATCCTCCAATCCGACCTTTTTATAAATTTCTGGAAGTAAATGGTTATTACATATAACAACTTTATCTTCTATTGACAAACTTTCAAATTTGATTCTGTGTACTCTATCTAGCAATACTTTATCTATTGAGTCAACATCATTATATGATAAAATAAATAATACTTTGGATAAATCAATATCGATGCCTGAAAAATATTTATCTTGAAAACTGTCATTTTGTGTTGGATCTAATAGATGTGTTAATATACCAGTGATTTCTTTACCGTGTTCAGTCTTACTAATTTTATCAACTTCGTCAAAAACAATAATTGGGTTCATACATTTTTTATCCATCAGTATTTGAATTATTTGCGACCATGTAGAACCGACATATGTATAACTATGACCAACCAATGTTGACGCATTCGAATCACCACCTAACGCAATAAGAGCAAATGGTCTACTAACACCATTTTCATCTTTTAAACAGTCGGCAAGACCCTTCGCTAATGTTGTTTTACCTATACCTGGATTACCTTCAAACCCAAAACACGCTCCTTTTTGTTCACCATTTATCCATTGCCCAATTATTCGCTCGATTTGTTTTTTCGCCTTATCGTGTCCATGTACTGCTTTGTCCAAAATATGTTTTACATCACCCATATAATCTGTTATTTGTTTCATATTATCTACAATTTTTGTTATATCTTTATTAAGGTCAGACTTATTTAAATGTTTATTAGTATTTGTGGTTGCAACTGATTTAAATTCAGTTATAATATCCTTTATTATGACTTGATCATTACTATCCTTTAAAAATCCATCTATCATTTCTGTAATACTTAAACACATTTCATCTTTGGTCATATGTGAATATTTAAATCGATGCTTATTGTGTTTCTTTTTAATAATATCTAATAGTTTAAGATTTGCTATTATTTTTTTCTTATCACCACTAACCAAATAAGTTTTGATTTGTCCAATCATTTGAGTGACATCATTTATTTCTATACTATCACCTTGTATTGTTTTA